TTGGTCTTTGGTACTGCCTTTGTCTCTGGTGATGCTGAGGTCTCTGGTGATGCCCGGGTCTCTGGTGATGCCGAGGTATCTGGTAATGATCGGATTACAAGTAATGATTTTAAAAAATAATTAATCATCAAAAGATGAAGAATGAGTAAGAAGAATAAGAGTAAAAATCAGAATATAACTAAGTCAATAAGTCCAACGAATATTGACTTATTGACTATTTCCCAACAGAAGCAAGTATTAGAGTTACAGGAACAAGCAGAGATAACTAAAATGCTCCGCAGTACTGACGTTAATGATATATTAAAGGCTCAGAAATACCTCGCCAATATGGAGAAGAGAGTAATGAATCCAACGAAATCTTTTATATTCCCTCCAGATGATGAGTTCTATAATAGTCTGGGATATAAAAATCATCCTACAAATACGTCTTACACCACGATTCGTAATATGGCTCGGGTGCCTCATATACGGGCAATTATAACCACACGTATGGATCAGGTAGCAAAGTTTTCAGAACCAACTATTGATGAGCAACAAATAGGTTGGACAATCCGAAGGAAGAGGTCTGTATTCGACACTAAGAAGACAGAAGTTGACGATAAGGACAAACGTCGTATCGAAGATATTATAAAGTTCCTGGTTGACAATGGGATTTCCGGCAATACGTGGTCTAACGATAACTTCGAAGCTTTCTTGCGTAAGGTTACGAGAGATGCACTTGAGATTGACCAGATGACATTTGAATGTATCCGTAACAGAAGAGGACAGTTAGTAGAGTTTCTCGCTGTGGACGGGGCCACCTTTAGATTAGCTGAAACCTATGATGACAGAGATGGCATGGATAGATACAGAAATCAGTATGGATTTGAACCTATAAATGGTTACTATCCCAGTTATGTACAGGTGTGGGAGAATAATGTAGTTAGTGAATTTTATCCATGGGAGTTGTGTTTCGGAATCCGCAATATTAATACTTCAGTATATAATAATGGTTATGGAATAAGTGAACTGGAAGATTTGATACAGGTAGTTACTTGGTTATTATACGGGATGCAATATAATGGCAATTTCTTCAAACAGGGTTCGAATCCTAAAGGTTTGCTCACAGTACAGGGCAACCTATCAGACAGTAGTTTGAATGAATTTAAGCAAGCCTGGAGGAGTACAATAGCAGGTGTACAGAATGCTCACAAGTTACCTATTATATCTGCCCAGGATGAAATAAAGTGGATTGATATGCAACATTCCAATAAGGATATGGAGTTTGGCAATTGGAATGATTTCCTGCTTATCCTTGCCTGTTCGATTTATAAGATTGACCCTACCGAGTTAGGGTTCCAATTACAGAAAGCATCGAGTTTATTCGGTCAGGATGGGCAAAAGGCACGCCTCGAACATAGCCAGTCAAAGGGATTAACACCGTTATTGAAATTCATTCAGAATAAACTTAATAAGTTCATCGTCAGTCAGCTTGACCCTAATTATGAATTCGTCTTCACTGGTGTAGAGCAGGAGGATAAAATTCAGTCTCTTGATATGGACGTTAAGAAATCCGCAGCTGGATTCGTAAGTATGGAAGACATGTTTAAGAAGTACAGCAATCGTGATTATAATAAAGACAAGGATACTATCCTCAATCAAATAATGATGCAAATCAAACAGCAAGAAGCTTTCGGAAGTCAACAAAGTAATGAGGCAGTAGATCAAGAAACTGGTGATGAATCGGGAAATCCTTTTAAGCAAGGTGCCGATGATCAGAACCCCTTTACTAAGGGAATGAACACTTGGATGGAGAGTAACATATTTAATAAATAAGTTTATGATAAGTCAATGTAGAAGATGTGAGCCTGTATTGATAACTGAAGCTTATAAAATAATCCGAGACCATATAAGTGTTTCACAGACAGAAGCACATTTTTTATATAATGAAAAATTGATACGGGTATTTATACGCTGTTATTATAATGAACAGAACTTCGATTTCTTCAGGGATGATTTGTGTGCCATGAATTTCTCTCGTAAATTAATAGTTAGGAGTTATATATATTTAAACTAATGCGATCCAAAATAGGTCTCAAAATAGCACCTCACAGGAAGGTCAAAATGTTAGATCCTCCTCGTTATCCTAACGTAATATCAGGGTACGAGAACGAGATGGTGAAAAGTTATAATAATATCCTGGCTGAAATGCTAAAGGGATTAGCAGTTAAGTTAAATGAAATTATATAGATATGATAAAGTTTAAATGTGAACGCAAATGGTTACGAGCAACCTACACAATAAGTGATTATTCGTACTTTGATGACCAGAATCCTCAGGCTGGATGGCAGTGGCTGTGTAATATTCTGGAGTTGCAAGTAGGTAATAATACTCCAGATGAAGAAGCAATTTCTTATGGACTGTACACATTTACCCTTTCAATGAGTGAAAATCCGAATATTCCATATGTGTGTCCTTTACTGCAAGATGTTCCTGGCAGAACAGGAATACGTCAGCATATAGGTGATTTCCCAAGAGACACTAAAGGATGTCAGCTTATAGGAATGAATACTATAAAGGGAAGACTCACGGACAGTGAGACAACGTTCAATGATAAATATATACCATTATTGAAAGCGAGTGGTCAGACGTCATGGCAGTTATTAATATGTTAAGACTTGATAGTTTAAATATTCACCTTGCTGTAGATAGGGTCAAGTCGCTTCTTGATAATAGCGATACTCCTATTGAGGTACATACTTTAGGAATAGATGAATTTGCTTTACGGTTTAAATTGAAAACGGGTAAGGAATTGCATATTGAGCCTATGATTAATACAGAGGGAGGATTTTCAGTTAGTTTGAAATTAAAATTTTAATAAAAAGGAGGATACAAAATGATTACATTAAAACAGATCGAAGAAGATTTCGTACGTGCAACCACAAAGGTCGAGAATGGAATTGTCAAGCTGGCAAAATCAGTTGAAACTGATGCTGTTGCTGCTGAAAAGGAAGTTGTAGCAGTAGTTCAGTGGGTAGCTGCCAATAACGGTGTTATTGATGCTGCTGCCAACGTGATAATCAAGTATATTCATAACATACAAGCCAATACTCCTGCAAAGGAAGCTTTGGTACGTATCGCTGTATCGGTTGTTGGAGGTATTGAAGCCGCTGTTGATTTTATTGTTAAAGATCAGAATGTTATAATCGAAGAGGCAAAAGTAATATTGGATTATATTGTTAGTACAGCTGAAAAGGCAAAAACAGTCGTTGGAAGTGTAAGTTATCCCGCAGGGCTGGGTGCTAATAATGTGGGAAAGTAATATTCATTTATAGAACGGAGCGTAAAACCCATCCATCGTTTTTACTATGAAGAACGCTATTCAAATACAGCAATATATTAAAGCTAAGAAACCGTTGATTTCGGTACATGAACATGCATTTACATATAATCATGTCCCGAACAATTTCATAAATCTGAAATTGAATAAGCATACGTTCCTCGGTCTACCTATGAAGCAATGGATGTTAGTACCTTTAGATAAAGTGCTACAGTTGATAGCCTGGTTTCCGTTCTCATGGTTCGAGAATACAGCCCAGCGTCAGCAAATAAAGAACGACATCAATTTCGTTACCACTATAAAGAAACAAACATCACTTGAAATATTTAAAGAGTCGCTGAGCTTTGAAACCGAGAGCATCAATACATTATTAATGATGAATATGCAGAACGGGATAGGTGGCGTTATGAACAAATCCATTGAGGAACAGGCTCAGGAATTAATGGATATTCGAGATAAATATCCTAATCGTGTTTTAATATTTTATGCCATCGATCCGACTGATCCTAACTGTATAAAGGATTGTTGGAAATATTTGAATACTTATAAATTTGATGGTATCAAAGTATATCCGTCACTCGGATATTTGCCGAGTCATCCTGATTTAATGGCACTGTGGGTATATTGTGAAAAGAATAAAATTCCTGTAGTCAGTCATTGCTCAGCTGCCACAGTTCGTAGGACTGATAATACATATAATATTAGAGGTGTGTTGTATAATGATGAGATTTATACATTATGTAATAAAATACAATACATAAGTGATGAAGGAACTGTAGCTAATTATTTTAATCACCCGTTACAATGGATGCCTGTACTGAAGCAGTATCCTAACTTGTATCTTGATTTAGCACATTTTGCTGGTTGTGGATGGAGCGATTATATTCAGGGGAAGCCGAGTTGGGTTGATGGAGCGATAACCTTAATGAAGACATTTCCTAATGTTTATGCTGATTTCAGCTATACATTTAGTGAAAATGTTGATTTCATAAAAGGATTGAAAACCTTAATGAGTAGTGATTCTGAGATATTGAATAAGGTTCTTTGGGGAAGTGATTATTATCTTGACTTTCTCTCGATGCCTTATGTACAGGCTCGGAAGCAATTTTTTGATATTATTGGTGATGATCTCATGAATCAGATAGGAAGAGTGAATCCACGTAAATTTTTGAATATATAAATTAATAATACTATGGAAGTATCTTCAATTTCTAATTATGGGTGTAAATTTGAGAATTTGTTATTAAAATATAATAAATTAATCATTGATTATAATGAGTTACATAATAAATACAATCATTTGTTGTATAATAATAAAGTGATAGTTAAAAAGATGTTTTTAACTTCTATTAGTCCCGATGAGGCAAGTATAGATAGACAATTGAAAGCTATTAAATCGTGGGATAATTTGGCTATAATATATTCAGTGAATATTAAACAAGAAATTCAAAAGTTGAAAACTATTTTCACGATGGTTAATTTCATTGAGACTGTCAATACAGGTGAAGAATATTTTAAAAAGCCTTATGTTTATATTAATGAATTATTAATACAAGCAAGGAATATTGTAAAGGATGGATTGATATGTTTAATTAATTCAGATATTTTAATTGATGAAAATATTAATAAATTAGATGATTTTTATAATCTATGTAATGGTGATAATTTAGTAATGGCGAATAGATATGATTTTAATAATCAAATATTAGATGGATCTATTCAAGAATGGGGAATAGATGTATTTTTATTTCATTCAAAATTTGTATCTTTTTTTAATCAGAAAATATATTGTTTGGGTCAGCCATGGTGGGATTTATGGTTACCTTCTACAATTTGTAGTAAAGGTATTGATCTAATTCATTATAAGAAGCCTTTATTTTATCATAAAAATCATGAAAATCGTTGGAATAGTGAAAATTATGAATATTTACATAAAGAATTTGATAAAGAATTTCACACAGAAAAATTGAATCCTTCTGAAAAATATTTTTTAACAATTAAAAAAGCAAAAGTAATACAATAATATGGAGTTAGATTTAAAGAAATTAATTAAAAAATATAATTTGAATTTATATGGAGTCATTAATATTGGTTCACATTATTTTCAGGAACGTCAGTTGTTTGAAGAGATAGGTATTAAGAATTATTTATTAATAGAACCACAAAAACATGCTTTTGAAGAAACTGTTAAAAAATCTACAGCATTAAATAATTGTAAGATTTTGAATTGTGCTCTTTCGGATAAAGAAGGAGAAATGACTTTATACTGTGATAAGATAGAAGTAAATGCAGGTGCCAGTTCAAGTTTATTAAAGCCTAAAGATCATTTAAAAAAATTTCCCTGGGTAGAATTTAATAGAGAAGAAAGAGTGAATGTATTGAAATTAGATAATATAGTTTTAAATAAAGAAGATTATAATTTTATCTTTATTGATGTACAGGGGAATGAGTTGAATGTATTTAAGGGTGGAGAAAATACTCTTGTATATATTGATGTTATTTTGACTGAAGTTAATTTTATAGAATTATATGAAAATTGTTGTTTGGTTGAACAATTAGATGAATTTTTAAAATCATATTATTTTGTACGTGTAGAGACTGGTAAAGATTTGGGTGGATATAGTGATGCTTTATATATAAAGAAATGAGAAATATTGATACGGTAAATTATTTTATTACTAATCAATGCAATCGTAGTTGTGTAGATTGTGCTCACAATAATCCTGAAAGGATGAAAGATAAATCATTAAATAAATTTATTAATTTTGATTATATTTACGAATCTGCTAAGTATTTTAAAGGAATGAGAATTAAACTTACTGGTGGAGAACCTACATTTCATCCATTATTTAATGAAATAGCTTCTAAATTTAGAGAAATATTTAATCCTTCGTCATTAGATATGGATACTAATGGATATAAGTGTTTGGATAATATTGAATCATTAAAATATTTTGATAAAGTTTTATTCAGTCATTATATTCAGGGAGAATATTTTAATCAGAATGAAGATAATACTCATATTTTAAAAGAATTAAAAAAGAGGACAGATATAAGTTTAATTGTATTTGATATAAATACTTTTGAAAGTAGAATTAATAATAACCATAATCCTTGTTATAGAGGTACAGAATTGGGAACTGTGTCTTATATAGACGGATTAATATATCCTTGTTGTATAGGGGTAGGAAATAAAAGAGCTGTTGGTATGAAACCTATTTTAGATTGGAAGAGTAAAATATTGGAAGTCCCTTTGGATTGTACTAATTGTTTATTTGCTATTGAATAACTTTAATTAAAAATTATGGACTCATTTGAACAAATTAAAACCGAACAGCAACGCAGGGCTGCGAATATAGCTGCGAATGTAATACCTGATAAATCAGTTGAAACCAAGCAACCCGATGGTACTAAATCAGAATCAGATAAATGAGTTGCTCCGTATCGTTGAAGTGACCCATACTGTCTTTATTGCTCAGAACATAGGAATAGATACTTTATCGGAAGAAGACATACTGTTACTTCGTCGTTTTAATATAGACCCGTCTGATTATGCCGTCGAGCATACACCATATAAGATAGCTTATCTATTCGGGAAGCTGAGTCAGATACTTGGTGATAAGAATACAAAATCATTGAAGTATGATGATTTGGTTAAATATGTGCGAAATCGTCAGTATGAGCCATTGACTGATACTGAAAAGGAAATTTATAAGATAGCACAACGACGGACATATAGTCATCTCAAGAATCTTGAGGAACGTGTAAAGCAGACCGTTGCAGGTGAGGTGTTAGAATACAGCCATAAGAATCGAGAACAGTTTGAGAAGGTTACTAAAGAAGCGATAAAATCTGCAGTCCGTAAGAGAGAGAGTATAGGGTATGTGATTAGTCAATTAGGGAATAAGACTGAGGATTGGCGTCGTGACCTTGGACGTATCGCTGCAACTGAAATGCAGAATATATTTGAGCTCGGAAGAGCCGAGCAAATAGCAAAGAATAGTAAGAAAGGTTGGGACACTGAGGTTTATAAAGATGTATTCCCCGGAGCTTGTCGTCACTGCATACGTTTGTACATGACGACAGGAATAGGAAGTAAACCTCGCATTTTTAAGCTGAAAGATTTAGTGGCTAATGGTACTAATATCGGGCGAAAAGTAGAAAATTGGGTCCCTACCGTGACGGCTCTTCATCCTTGGTGCAGGTGCTTACTTACAGAAGTTCCTCGGTTCAGGGAATGGAATGATAAAGAAAAAAAATGGACTATGGTGGAACGAGACTACAGTAAGAAGTTTGGAATAAAAATTACTGTTGGTGATAAAGTTTTTAATATTTAATTTTGTTTGTTCTCTTATTTGTAGTAAATTTATAACTTGAAAAATTGTAAAATCATCATCGGCTCTATAATAATAATAATAAGTATATGGTTCTCCCTAATCAACAGGCTGGTGATGCCGTTAAATCATTAGATGGTGCTGGTAGATTGGTATCATTTCAAATATCACAATTTACAACTCAGAACTCAGGAACACAACCCAGTCAACCTATTGGTGCAGCAGGTATGAATGATCCTGAAGGATTTTATTTGAATGCTCATAGTGGAGATCAGGATAATATCATTATGGTCACTGCTGCAGGAGATCCTGATGGTACTGTAAGTGCTCTTAGACTTTCAACTGGATGGAATCCAGTAAGAGTAAAGATGGTTTTACCTCTTTCTACATCTGGTAATACAATAACGAAATCACTTTATTGGGGGAAATAATGAATATCTCTATTGCAATAATAATACAGAAACCACCAAAATGATGGTTAATATAATAGGAAATACTATATATAATAGTAAGAATTTAACAGTTCAGTCTTCTGCAATATTTAGTTCTGATGGTAGTTATTTAATCAGTTCAGATGGTAGTATTCCTGTAACAAGTGCCATTCCTACTACACCAATTACAAATCCTTCCCTCTGGACACAATTCAAGAATTGGGTTGTCTCATTTATGCCGAGTTGGGTTACAAAAATATTTGGATCATGAAAAAAATATTTATAATAATATTATTTTTAATAAGTTTGAGGACGTATAGTCAACCAAAATATATAACCACTTATGATAGTTTGCCAATAATGACACCCTATACATTATTAATCGGAAGTATCGGGGATAACTATTTACGGAAAATATCAGGTCAGGATATTAGCAACTATATTAATGTTTATTTTTATAGTAAAGGTAATGTTCAAACAGTCGGACAAGCATCAATAGCATATCAAAATATTACTTCTCCACCTTGGATTTTAAATGAAACAGATCCTGTGTTTATTGCAGATAGTTCTAATTATATTCCTAAAATAAAATATCAATCCGATACATCATCGAATAATAAAATATTAACCAGAAACAAAGCAGATGGTTTATTTCCTTATAAATCATCTCCTGCCGGAAGTGGATCTCCATATAATAATATTACATATAATTCAAGTGGTGTTATAACAGCAGGCTCTAATACAGCTTATTTAACTGTAATGAATGAAACATTATCATCATCTGCTTCTATAACAACATCATATAATATAATATTATGTAATTCTACATCAGGGAATATTGTTGTAACCTTACCGAATGCAACGACTTGTAATAATTATATAGTTACTATTAAAAAAATTGATGCATCTGCTAATACAGTAATAATTCAACCTGTAGCAGCACAGTTGATAGACAGTCAATCATCATTAATTGAATTATATCAATCGAGTACATATACAATCATGTCCAATAATACGCAATGGTATATAATTTCAGCTTTATAATTTATAACATATGGCACAAATAACATTAAATGGAATAACACAAGGATTGATCGGCGTTGCAACTAATGTAAATACAATGTTTACAGAAGTTTATAGCTACTTTCAAAGAATATTATGGCTATTTAATGATCAATCAGCAAATTATGTTCTTGTTTTAACTGATAACGGTTTAAAGGTAAGAATGAATGTAGCTACAGCGAATACAGTAACTATCCCACCAAATAGTTCAGTTGCATTTGCTGTGGGATCAACAATGCGTATAAGACAAATAGGAGTTGGGGTTACAACAATAGCACCGGGTGTTGGAGTAACTATTAATAGTCCTTCTGGAATACTTGCATTAAGTCAATATACAGAATGTATATTAATGCAAGAATCTGCGAATGTATGGTCAATGGTTCCAATAGGAGCATCTACTAATTATCTATTAACCTATTCAACAACAGTAACAGCAGGAGCGACAACCACTTTAACAGCGGCAAGTAATTACAATCAATATTTTACAGGAACTCTTAATCAAATAGTTGTATTACCCGTTGTTAGTACATTGTCGTTAGGGTTTTGTTTTAATATCGTTAATTTAGGAACAGGAGTTATAACGATAGAAAGTTCTGGTGGAAATCAAGTTTTACAATTAATACAACAAAATAGTACTTCTCCTACAGTTGTATTATTAACGTGCATAGCCATTACAGGAACAGGCATAGCAAGTTGGAGTTATGAAAGTGGAGTGATGCCATCACAATCAACAACGGAATATGCTTTAACATTAACAAACAATGGAGTTAAGCAAAATTATACAATATCACAACAGAACGTTAGTGTTGGTACATTAGCATCGCAGAATTGGTCAACCGGACAAGTAACATTAACAGGAACACAAGGTACGTTTGCATACGATACATCTTATGTATATTTCTGTATTGTATCAAATACATGGATTAGACTTGTAATCGCAATGGGGGCAACACTTGTTCAACAGTATATAAACTATATCACTACACCTGTAACAGATTCATCTGGATTCCCTCTTTCAACCGCGACTCTTAATTCTGATTATCCATCGGCATTAAATGGTCAAAGAGTATGGGGTATTTATTATGTTTATGAGTTTCAGGGAGTAAATAGTACATGGGTGGCAATTTCAAAAATTAATATATAACATTATGAGCCATATTATAGCAAACGGAACAAATCTTTTAGCACTTGGAAACAATTTTCTAAGTACAGTTGATAAATTTATTTTTTCAACTTATGTATATGGTGGTTCAGGCTCATTTAGTTCTTCTTATAGTGCAGCTATTAACCCAACAGGAACATTATTATATGTTACAAATGTAAGTAACAACACAGTATCAGTTATCAATATTCCTGCAAACACTCCTAATTCAGTTATTACTGCAGCAACTGGCTCATTT